GAGTTGAGCGAGTTCTCGCTCATACTCTGCAACTTTCTTTTCCAAATCGGAGGCGGACTCCGCCTTGATGCGGATCTTGGCGATCCCCACAGCATCCTTGATTCCCGCAGGGTAATTGCGGAGGATAGCGTGGTTTTGAAGCATTTCCGATACAGCCTTGTAAAGTGCGCTGTTGGAGTCTTTGAGTTCGGGGTTGCCCTCGACCTCTTCCAGCAGATTCTTATCCCATGCAGACTTTAATTCTGTCTGGGTTTTCTGCTCGATCTCCTTACGCTCTTCGGTCTCGACTTCGGTGGCTTTGCTGTCAGCGAGTTTTGCAAGATCATCGCGGCCTTCCTCACGATAGCTTTTTGCCGCCTCTCTGTAATCCTCCGCGCTAAAGCGTCTACTTCCGCTTTTCTGCGTTTCAGAACCAGACTGTGCAGCCTGCGTTTTGGCGTTTTCAATGGCATCACGCTCCGCTTTTAATCTTGCTTTCTCAGTCCTGACATCTTCCCACTCTTTTTCGAGACGCGACTTGGCCTTCTCGTAACGGGTAGGCTTCTTCTCTTCGGAAGCCGACTCCGACTTGGATTCTTCAAGTTGCGTTGTTAAAGAACTTTTCGCATCCTTGGATTTCTCCTCGGTTGCGGGTGCTTCACTCGAAGCATCCTGTTTGTTTGTTTCGGCTTCTTCAGCAGGCGCGGGTTTCTGCTCGGTATCTCCGCTGGCCTTTTCAGAAGCTACTTGCTCAACCTTGGCTTCCTCATCCTTTTTGGGTGCGGGGCTATAATCCCTTCCCTCATCGGCTGCGGCTGCCATTGCTAACATGTCAACTTCCGTCAGGTTATTTGAATCGGCCATTTGACCCTTTCTTACACTAATTGCTCTGGGAGTCAGTCAAAGCACTAGGTTAGTTTGCCACTGGTTCATCCTCTCCATCGCCGTAGCCAGCAATGGCGGAGTTTAGTTTTGAGGTTGCCAACGACTCTAAAGTCGCAACACAACCACGGAAACCTTTAGCATACCCACAGGCATCCGCAAGTCCCTCTGGTTTTTTAGCTATGGCATTGGCATTTTGCCGTAAAGTAAGATTAAGTAAGATTAGGCTTAACCGCTTTCCGGTTGGCGTGCCAAGGAACGCAGTCCACGCCTTCTCGTCCTCCTCAAGCCACTTGGGTTCTTCAACCCATTCTTGATCCCGAATAAACGCCAATGCTGCTTTTAGTTTTCTCATAGCTTTACCGCCCAAGAATCACCCTGGAAAAGTACGGCTTCCTTACCTGTAAGCGTCTCGTGTATAGCCTTTTGTACATCCTTGAAACTCCAATCGTGTCCAGCAAGGACCGCTCCATCACGAAGTTTCGGCTTCCAGCCTTTGATATCCGCCAGAACTGCTTCGTACCTATGATCGCCGTCCACATAAATAAAATCTAAATCACCATCCTTTACATGCTGCAATGCGTCAAGACTTTTCCCACGGCTATACATGACGTTACCAAGTGGTGTGGTTCTTTCTTGGAATGCCTCAAAAACAAATTTCATCGGGCATTGTTGGCTTGCCCTATCGTTAATGTCGTACCCATTCAGCCAAGGATCTACGGCTAATACTTCCTTGAAATGCTTGGCAATGACAACCGTACCTTCCCCGCTATAAGACCCAATCTCAACCGCCTTACCAACCGCTCCTTGCTGGTTAGCCCACTCGCAAAGATGTTTTAAGCCTTCCTGTTGGAAGGCATCACGCATTACCGGTATTTTCAAGCAGGCATCGGAGCGGGTGCTTGCCCTTGCATCGCACCAGGAGGCAACTGCTGTGCCTGCTGTTGGGCCGAGGCTTTAGCCGCATCACGAAGCTGTTTTTGAATAGCGCGGGATGTGTTGGGATCGATCTTCTCCAAAGCAGCCAAATGCTGTTGGAGATGTGCCATGAGTACCTGCATGGCTGCCTGGTCTACAGGCTGCTGGCGGGCTTGCGCCGCTTGGTTAAAGGCAAACAACACCGAGATGTGCGCCTTGTGGTCGTCTGAAGGTTTAATCGCCACAGGGAAGCCAGTGGCAAGCATGGTTGCAATTTCAGTGGCTTGATCCTCGGCCTGATCGCCAGAAGCGGCCTGCGGGTCTTGGAACAACCGGCGAACCAATGAAGGATCGTCCTGCTCCAACACCGACTTGACCAATTCGCCTTGGTTGACGAAAGGATTGTTTTGGAACATCTGCATCCGAGCCACGGACTTCTGCAACGCAAACTGGCGATTGATAAAGTCCAATCCACCCTTCGGTTCGATGGAATACTCGGCATGGATACCTTCCGGAACCATCTGCCCAGTTTCCTCGGCATAGCGGTACATCAAGTCTTTCTTGTTGTACTGCGTGTAAAGCGACCAGCACTGCTTGAACAAATGCGCCAAGCTCATGCGGAAGATTCGGTTCCTCAAGTCGCCGGACGCTGCGGCTTGACCCTGAATAGCCTGCACCTCGGTGGCAGTCTTGCGATCTGCGCCCGTGTACTGGCTGGATGCGTTCATGTCAAAATTGCCCATGCGAGTTTCTGCAAGCATGCGTTCCTCAAGCATTAGCTTTTGGAAGTCAAATGGAGGTTGGCTGAACTGGACCGGCTTTAATCCTTGAGGAAGGATTTGGCCAGGTTGCATCTTTAGATTCGCCGTGTTAAGCGAGATCGGGTTCTGTGCTTCAAAAACGGGTCGGTTGGCAAGCTCCACATAGTCCGAGAGGCTGTTCTTTAGTTTATTCAGCAGGTTCTCGCCTGGGAGTAGGATTTCCGCTACTCCTCTAGGGCTATACCAACCGCCCCCTGTTACCTCATAGGGGAAGTCAACGAAGGGTGGTTCGCCGTGGTTGTACGGCAGAACGAAAGGTTTACGAATATCAGTCTGGATCTGAAGAGGGCTATAGGTTTCTACTTTCCAACCATCCTTGGTCGGCGTGTGCATCTCCCAAAGAATGATGCGATCATTTTCACCTTCCTGAGTAATTCCTTCCCGTCTATAAATCTCATCCTGAATTTCACTTCGCAGGCCCACCGATTTGGAGGGTTTACCAGAAATGATCTTGATGAGTTCCTCGTCCTGTTTGTAAGCGGGATTTGCCTTATAGGAATCGACTGAAGTTGAGATGATGTGAACAATAAAATCGGCATCTTTGAACTCCTTGGTGTAGGAAGGAACGATAATATGGAAAGGGTCTATAGCGTCAAAGCGAATCTGCTTCTTGTCCTCATCCCAAATGACCTTGGCAACGCCACGTCCAAACAAAAGAATGTTGTCGATGACCGACACAATCTCCTTCTGGAAATTGGTCTTCTCGCGCATGTTGTAATCAAACCAACGCTCGGCTGACACCGTGATCGGAGTCAACTGCTGGCGCATGGGTACAAAGCTGGAAAGGATGTCGTTGCCGATTGCGCTGTTGACGAAGCTGGGTTTTAGCTTCTCAATGGCAGTATCAATTAACTGAACGTGAAGATCGGCGGCGGTAGGCCAAGGCTTGATCTTGCGGCGAACACCAAAGTATCTGGCTTGATAAAACAACCGCTGGCGATTCTCCCAGCTTTCGCGCTGGTTTAACGCCTCAAGTACCCTTTGGTAATACGTTGCCCGTTGATTATTGTCAGCCATTATTTTTCGCGCTCCCGCTTTAGTTCGTATGATAGATCGTTGACGTAATGCAATGCCTTCTTAGCCCAAGCCTTAACAGCCGGACTTGCACTGCGTATTTCTTGATAGTTTTCATCAAGCATTAAATCAGTTACCGCTCCGTTTGTCTTCGTCAACGGTGTCGTTGTAGCGCACCCACCAAGGCTTAGGACCAAGATCATCGTCAATGGCCTGATGATTCTTGCGCCATTCACCTTCAATTTGGTCAATGCGCTTTTCCCGCCAGCCAGGAATGAGGCGTAAGAACGATGCGATGATTTGAAGTATCGCACCGATCACTTAAAATTATTTAATGTTCAGCCCAACACCCTTTAGGAAGTTGACGATCTTCTCGAGGAAGGAATCATCAGCAGGGGTAGGGGTGAGTTTTACAATGATGCGAGCGGCCAAGACTACGCCACCAACAGCAGCAATAATCTCAGTCCAGTTTGAAGTAATCCAGTTCCATGCGTTCA